CAAGATGCGATTAAATCAAATGATTGTTCCATTTGATTTCCCTCTTTAAAATCAAAGTTGTTTTTAATGAATTGTTCTAAAGATGGGTATCTCATCTCCATCATTACAGAGTCATCAATTTTAATTTTATTAGTATGATCTTCAGTTTTTTGAACTTGAATATCATCTAAATTAATATTTACAGCAACTTGAGTCTCATCATCGTCTGGACAATAAACGTTGACTTCAAGTTCTTCCCCTACAGATTTACCTCTTATATTAAGGAATAGATATTCAATATCAAATGTGGGGAGTGTATCTACTTTAATTCCTTTTGTAAGGATACAAGATTTTAAAACTGCTTTGATCGCAGTAGTAATCTGTTTATTATCTTCACTTTCTAAAGCAATGACAAGTAACTTCTCTTCCTTAACTAAGAAAGGTCTGTATTGAATCGTCTCACCGCTTGAAGGAAGTTCCAACTCATAACTCGGAGTTGCAATCTTTGGTAAAGGCATAATGTCCTATAGATTATTTCAGTATGTTTATTTAGAGGAGATTTGAAACTGCTATTCCAGAAAGATCTCCTAAGAATCTATTACCAGTTAAGTTAGTCACAGCAGCATCAACAAGGTTACCAGCAACACCAGCAAGTCCACCAGCATTAAATTGAGATTGGTCAAATGGACTGAACGATCCAAATCTACCTTGTGGATTGACTGGGTGAACAACATATCTAATATAACTGAATGATACATTACATGATAGTAAGTTAGATGCATCATATGAAACAGGCATAGATGATATGGCAATCGGAAAACTTCTTACAAATTCATATTCTAATACACCTTGCATATCTTTTTCAAATTTTCTAACTTTTAATCCAGCATCAGCTATATAATCATCAGGATATGACATTCTATAAAAGTAGTTTGGATTAAGTAATTGCTCTGTATTATTTCCGGGAGAAATTTGTCTTCCGTTTGTAGTAAACTCGATCCAACTTTCAAAAAATCTAATTGGAAGATAATTTCCTGCGTCAACATAAAAAGTTAAATCTATTCTATCATCAAATACTCTTCTATGAACATGTTTCTCTGTCACACCAGCACGATCATTATTAACATCTATTGTTGCTAAGTTAGATCCGGGTAGAGATGCAGCGTTACATAGCAGTTGTAACTTTTCTTGTTGAACTCCTAGATTACTTCGGAAGTTAGGAGAACGTGGTATGGGAATATCAACCTCAAAGTGTGAGGTTGTAGCAGGTCTCAAAAGGTTTGCTTTAATATCTGCTACTGTTCTTTTGGTGGGCCTAGAGGATGCGGGCATTTATAAATATGTTTATCTTATATACTATGTATATGGAAAATGGGCGAAAGTATTAAAAGTAGATTTAAACCATCATTTCCAAAGAAATATAAAGGTGATTCTGACAATATTATTTGTAGAAGTAGTTGGGAAAGAAGGTTTTGTAATTACTGTGATTTGAATGAAAACATTTTACAGTGGGGAAGTGAGGAGTTTTGGATTCCATATAAATCTCCTGTTGATAAAAGAGTTCATCGTTACTTTCCAGACTTTATTATAAAAGTTAAGGAGAACACAGGACACATCAAAACTTATGTTGTTGAAGTTAAACCTAACAAGCAAACTAAACCACCACAGAAAAGAAAAAGAGTGACTAAATCATATATCTATGAGTGTAAAACTTATGCAGTGAATACAGCAAAGTGGAAAGCAGCACAAGAGTGGTGTGCCGATAGAAAAATTGAATTTAAGATTATAACAGAAAAAGAATTAGGTATCAGATAGTGGCAACCTTTGATGAAATAAAAGCAGATATTGATGCCAGAAATCCGACGAAACCTGGCCAATACACAGGTAAACCTGTCCCATTAAATCAAAGAGAATATCAAAAACCTTTATCAAGAGTCGAAAGACTTAAAGCACGACTTGAAGAAGAAAATACAACAGACGTAGAAGATATTATGATGACTATTATGGATATCTTTAATGATACTGTGACACCAGTTCCTGATGTTGGAAATTTTTATACTTTCATATATCAACCCAAGACTCCTAAGATACAGTATGATCAACAACCATTGATTGCTTGTACAGATATATTCAGGTGGGGATTCAGGGGAATCAATTTTCACTGGCAAAAACCTCGTAATTACACATGGGGTGAGGTCGTTGGTCAGTTGTATGCAGTTCGATCTCAGGAGTTAGATGATCTACTTTCATTACAGTATGGTAAATTTCTCATAAATAGATAAAAAGTCCATTTAAATGACTACCAAAGACGGATATTACGGATCTGATGCAGTAGAAAATAAATTCAGTGATCCAGCCACTAACGAATCATATTTCACTCTAGTTAATGAAAAGACTGGTGAGATAGAGATTTACAATGAGGAAATTAGTGATGAGAAAAGGGTAGCAACAATGGAGACAGATGGGTCGTTGGTGTATAATAATGACTGGTTAAGTAGTGCAACAGAAAGAGATGAGCAATTCATTGATATAGGTGTCATGACCGGAAGTATAAAAAATCATGCAGCACAATTAATCAATGATGAATCAGGTCTTACTCCTACTAATGCAAGAAATTTGTTAGGAAACGGTACAGAAGCAGGAGAGAGTCCATCTGAGTCTACAGATGGATTAAGTACCTTGCCTGATGGAAATCAATTAGATCTTGGTGAGGATAGAGCAGGAACAAGAAATAAGTTTGGTAATCATGTATTTCCAACAAGTATAGATCCGGGACAAGACGTATTGAAATTTAACATGATGAAGTATGTTCCAAAAAAATTCGATCAAAAAACATTTGGTTTTGAAGATAGAGCTAAAGACACAAGAGGAAGAAGTATTGGTAGTGTAATTTTACCAATACCTGCTGGTATCGGAGATGCGAATGCAGTGTCATGGGGTGGTAATAGTATGAGTGCAGTGCAAGCAGCGTTAGCACAAGCAGCATTAGCTGGGATAACAAAAAACCCCGGAGAAGCTGTTGATAGTCTTCTAACTTCTGCAGAAAAGATAGCAAAAAATTCTGGTGAAGTCGGAACAGCTCTTGCAACTACTCTTGCTGGAATGGCATCAGGTAATCAAAATTTGATAACAAGAACTACTGGTGCGATTTTAAATCCAAACTTAGATTTACTATTCCAAGCACCTACTCTACGTCCATTTAATTTTAACTTTTCTTTATCTCCAAGAGACCCAAAAGAAGCAGAAGTCGTGATGAAAATTATTAGATTCTTTAAACAAGGGATGTCACCGATTAGAAGTAAATCTAATTTATTTTTAAAGTCACCACATACTTTTAAACTTCAATATCTACTAAGAGAGGGAAGAAGAAGTAGAGAACACCCATTCATAAACAAATTTAAAGAGTGTGCGTTACAATCCTTTGGTGTTCAATATACTCCTACAGGAAACTATTCAACTTTTAGTGATGGTGTAATGTCACAATATAATATATCAATGACGTTCACTGAACTTGAACCAGTATTTAATGATGATTACGGTGATCAAGATTTAGCAGAGATAGGTTTCTAAAATGTCAAATTATTTTAAACAAGTTCCAGATTTTGAATATGTAAGTCGTCTTCCAGATGCAAAGATATCAGATTATATTGCTGTGAAAAATTTATTTAAGAAAGCAGAATTGAGACCTGATATATTTCAAGATTTAGCAACTTTCCAAAAGTATCAAATCAAGGGAGATGATAGACCAGATAATGTTGCTGAAGATTTTTATCAAGACTCTTCTTTAGATTGGTTGGTTCTAACATGTAATAATATAATTAATGTTCAAACAGAATGGCCTATGTCTCAAAGAGATTTTGATAGATTTCTTTTAGATAAGTATGGAACATATACAAATTTAGAATCTACTCATCATCATGAGACTTTAGAGGTTAAGAATAGTAAAGGAGTAGTGATGTTAGAAAAAGGATTAGAGGTTGAATCTGATTTTAGTTTTTCTTATTATGATTGGTGGTTGAAAGAACAAAAAACAATCGCAACTGCAAACCTAGTTACAGAGGTCACCAACTATCAATATGAAGAGAAGATAGAAGATGCAAAAAGAAATATATTTTTATTGAAAGTGAGATATCTAAATTTAGTTACAGATGATCTTGAAGAAATCATGACATATAAAAAAGGTTCCACCCAGTATGTGGATGAAACCCTTAAGAAAGCAGAAAATATAAGATTGTACCAATAAAAAAACCTAATAGGTCAATTTTTTTGGCGGAATTTTTTTCCGACTTTTTTGAAATTAAAAGTCGATTTTCCCCTACTCTTCTGCAAGTTTTTGGAAGTATGATAGTGCATCATCTTCATCTGAACTAGCAGATGCTACTGCTGTAGCAACTGGTTCTTTACGAGAACTAAAATCAGGTGTGTAATTTTTACCTTCACTTAGATCCTCAAGATCCTCATCTACTACACGAGCAGGAGGTCTTTGTCCTAAGACATACTTCAAACGTTTTGAAAGATCATCATAAGATTTAAACTGATCTGGAGCAGTTACAGCAGCAAGAGAGAATTGCTTCTTCCATATTGCTTCTAACGCATCATCGTCATCAAGTAGTGGTGCTACTGCATCGAACTCTGACTTATCATAGTTCCAGTATCCATCTTTCTTAACGATCTTTAATTTAAAGTTTG